CGAAAATATAACTTTCGTAAAAGGAATGAGTGGGTCAGAAAGAAGACTTGCATTTATACGTGGAGACTTAAACGCAACTAGAGAAAATCCAGCTGCATATAAAAAACATGTAATGCCTTTAATAGAAAAAGGAGTTGCAGAGACATGGTTTCATCATGGAATATTAGATGTAGAAAGTGGTCAACATATTGATGACCCTAATTTTTCAGAACCAACATTTGAAAAATTATACTTTCATATGTACAATGTTGAAGCAAGTGAAGCACATGGTGATTTCTATGATGCATATAAACTTGTTAAGTCATGGAGAGACTCTTTACAAAAAGCGTTTTGGGTTAACAAAAACAATCCTAATAAACAAAAGTTAATTGATGCGTTAAACAAAATGATTGCAGACCCAGAGTCTGTGGCTGCGATTGAAAAGAAAGTTGGAAAATATAATTGGCGTGTAGGACAAGACGGTAACGATACTGTTAAAATTCTAAAGTCATTTATTACACCAGAAGCGTTAAACGTATTGGTACACTTTACTAATACAAAACTTGGATATAACACGGTATACAAAGAAGACCTTACCAAGTAATGTCATATATTCTGTTTACAGGGGCACCCGGTTCTAAGTGGTCTGGTGTGGCCAGAGATATCTATAAATCAAAAGATATAGATCAATCTGACTACAAAAAAAATCGGGTGTACAAAAATAAAAAAGTAAAACATGTTGGTTCTTACTTTGACCCTGGTATGGAATTTGGACCTCAAAGAGAGGAGTGGGATAAACCTTTTTCTGGTAAAGGAAAAAGAATAATAAAATCCCACACCTTTTCTTATGATCTTGATAATTTATCAGACTATGGATATCCCATAGTATTTGTTCATAGACCAGATTATGAGTGTTATAAATGGTGGCAACAGGCAGGTGGATTTGATATAAAATATCCAAATTATAAATGGTATAAAGATTCTTTCTTAGAGGGTTTAGAATGTATGTGGTGGCACATACAAGAACAAAATAAAGAAATTATGGATTTCATTAGAAACAATGAAAAGAATATAACAACACTAGAAGATAATTTTGATTTATTGGAAATACTTAAAATATCAGAACCTGAAGATTTTTCATATAGACTATACAGTAATGAAGATATTAAAGTTTATGTGTGGTTAAAGTAACTCAATAAGATCATTATCAAGTTTAATCCAACAATTATGACATATAATTTTAGAACTATCAATTAAATTAAGTATCTCTTGTCTACCTGCACCATTAACACCTTTTATTTTAGACAGTTTACGTATATTGGAGTCATGAGGATGAAATTTTAGACATATTGTTTCACTCTCACCACAATTTTGACAAGACTTATCAGATAAATGATTATTTAGCCAAGATACACGTTTGTTATAGTGTCTTCTTGCCACTTTCTTGATAGTCTCTTTGTATTTTTCATAATGAGATTGCATAATACAGTATTTATATCTGGTCGGTCTATAAAAAACAGGGTTTAGAAAATTAAATATCTATAAATACAGATATAAAATAGAATGTAATAGCTATACATCAAAAGGAGAACAACAATGGCATTTTTAGTCTCACCTGGCGTTCAGGTAAAAGAAGTTGACTTAACAAATGTGGTACCAGCAGTAGCAACATCAATTGGTGCAATCGCTGGAGCATTTGAAAAAGGCCCTGTTTCATCTGTAACAACTATAACGTCTGAAGAAGACTTAATTAAGAATTTTGGCAAACCAAACTCATCAAACTTCGAGAACTGGTATTGCGCTGCGAACTTCCTACAATACACTAACAACTTGCAAGTAGTAAGAGCAGAAAGTGGAATAGTAAACGCAGTTGCTTCAGGAACAGCAATACTAATTAGAGATACAGATCACTATCTAAGTTCATTCTCAAACGGAGAAGCGTCAGTAGGTGAGTGGGCTGCAAGAACAGCTGGAACACATGGTAACTCATTAGGAGTATCAATTTGTGCTACAGCAACAGCATACGAAGAAATGCTGACATCATCTAACCAAACGGTTACGGAAGATGCTGCAGGTTCAACATCAATCGCAGTAGATGACATTGATGCATCAGGCGATGAAATACACGTACACGATATTATATCTTTCTTTACAGACTCAGCGGGTACAACACCTGTAACTGGTGAAGAGGGAAAACAATATGAGGTAACAGCAATCAACACTTCAACTAACGTTGCAACAATTAGAAGATTAGACGACCCTAATGGCGGTGGTACTCATGCCATCATACCTGATAACTCTTTTATTAAAAGACGTTGGAGATTTTATGACAGATTTGACGGAGCCCCTGGCACATCTGCATGGTCAACAGCTAATGGAAGAGGAACAGGTGACGAGATACACGTAGTAGTTTTTGATACTACTGGTGATATCACTGGTGCAGCTGTAGATGTAGCTGGAAACAGACAAAATGCAATTATCGAAACTTTTGCAAACATGTCTAAAAACCCTAACGCAAAAACAGCTCAAGGTTCTACAAACTATTATCCAAATGTAATTTACAATCAATCACAATTTGTATATTGGATGGACCACAATTCATCTGGTTCTAATTGGGGAACTGACACAACATCAGCGTACACAGCAGTTGATACACCAACTGATACTGTATTAGCATCTGGTACAGACGATTACTCATTAACAAATGGTGAGTTAAGACTTGCATATGATAAATTTGGTGACACAGAGTCATTAGACATTAACTTAGTAATTGGTGGTTCATCTTCAATAGCTGCAGATACAGCATCAAACATGGATACACACGTTACTATGATTACTGATCTAGTTGAGAAAAGACGAGACTGTGTAGGGTTTGTATCACCATACAGATCAGCAACAGTTAACATTGCGAACACTACTACACAAACTGAAAACGTAAAGGCTGGCTTCGATGCATGTCCTAGTTCATCTTACGTAGTGTTTGATAGTGGATACAAATACATGTATGACAAATACAATGACGTTTTTAGATTTGTACCACTAAATGGTGACATCGCTGGTCTTTGTGCATTTACAGATAGAATAGCAGATAGTTTCTTTTCACCTGCTGGATTTAACAGAGGTAACATAAGAGGCGCAATCAAATTATCATACAACCCTAACAATGCTGAAAGAGATATACTTTATAGAGCAAGAGTTAACCCAGTTGTTAACTTCCCAGGTCAAGGTGTTGTATTATTTGGTGACAAAACTGCTTTAACTAAACCAAGTGCTTTTGATAGAATTAACGTAAGAAGATTATTCTTGTTAATGGAAAAAGCAATCGCAACAGCAGCTAAATTCCAACTCTTTGAATTCAACGATGAATTTACAAGAGCTCAATTTAGAAACTTAGTTGAGCCATTCCTAAGAGACATACAAGGTCGAAGAGGAATATCTGACTTCTCAGTTGTTGCAGACGCTTCAAACAATACTGGCGAAGTAATTGACAGAAATGAGTTTGTCGCAGACATCTTTGTCAAACCTGCAAGAGCTATTAACTTTATCACATTATCGTTCATAGCAACTAGAACAGGTGTAGCGTTTACCGAAGTAGGAGGAGCGTAAGATGGCAAAAATAGACGATTTTAAAGCAAACCTAATTGGTGGAGGTGCAAGACCCAATCAGTTTAGAGTAACTATTACACCACCACCAGGTATCGCAATCGGATTAGATGTAAGAAGAAGTTCATTCTTAGCAAAGGCTTCAAACTTACCAGGTCAAACACTTGGTGAGATACCTATACCTTTCAGAGGTAGAAATATCTACATCGCTGGAGACAGAGAGTTTGATACTTGGTCAACAATCTTTATCAATGATACAGACTTCATGGTAAGAAATGCAATAGAGCGTTGGATGAATGGTATCAATGACATGGTTGAAAACACAGGTGTTTCATCACCAGCAGAATATCAAGCTGACTTGTTTGTTGAACAACTAGATAGAGATGACACTATTCTTAAAACTTACATTATGAGAAATGCGTATCCGTTATCAACACCACAGATCGAAGTGGCTGCTGACTCAACGAATACCATTGAAGAGTTTGAGGTGACATGGAGATATCAACACTTTGAATCAAGTGGCGTTAACTTCTAATTTACCTACATAAATACATAAGAACGTAGGAGTACATTATGGCAGAGCTATTCGGATTTAAATTCGAAAGAATAAAAGATACAGAAAGTCAAGAAAAGTTTACCCAAAAATCGCCTGACGATGGTACGGTTGAAATCGCAGGCGGTGGGCACTTTGCTCAAGTTCTAGATCAAGACGGAAGAGATAGAAACGAGAATGATCTCGTAAGAAGATATCGAGATATTGCACAACAACCAGAGTGTGATAGTGCAATTGAAGATATCATGAACGAGGCAATCGTTGCTAACGAAAGAGATCAATCAGTATCAATCATAACTGATAACTTACCACACACAAAAAGAATTAAAGATAGAATTAGAGAAGAGTTTGATAGTGTTTTAAAACTATTAGACTTTGATACAAAAGGACCAGATATTTTCAGACGTTGGTATGTGGATGGTAGAATATATTATCATAAAGTAATTGACACTAAAAATCCTAGAATGGGTATTCAAGAAGTTAGATATATTGACCCAAGACAAATAAAAAAAGTAAGAGAGATTAAAAAACAACCTAAAGCAGTAGGACCAGATGTAATTAAAAAACAACAAGAGTATTATATTTACAACGCAAAAGGTAATTATACTGGCACTGGTTCAAATAATATGATTGGTGTAAGATTATCACCAGACTCAGTAACTTACTGTCCATCTGGTTTAATTGATGCAAATAAAAATATGGTTTTATCATATTTGCATAAAGCAATTAAACCTGTCAATCAATTAAGAATGATTGAAGACAGTCTTGTTATTTACAGAATATCAAGAGCGCCAGAAAGAAGAATTTTTTATATCGATGTAGGTAACTTACCAAAAGTAAAAGCAGAGCAATACTTAAAAGATGTGATGCAAAGATATCGAAACAAATTAGTTTACGATGCAAAGACAGGTGAGATAAGAGACGATAGAAATCACATGTCAATGTTAGAAGATTTTTGGTTACCAAGAAGAGAAGG